TCCTTAAAAGTTTAGGAAATAAAAAACTATCTAAAAAAGAATTATTAAAAGAATTTGATGAAATTGCACCAACACTAGAAGTTGTTCCACTTGGAAAAGGAGCATCAGAGCAAATACTAAAAAATATATATATAGGTATGAAAAATCTTGATCCAGCTGCTTATGATCCAAAAATAGGTGGAATGATTAAATATTTAAAAGGATCCATGCCTGGATTAATTGAAAATAATAAAATTAATGTAAAAGCAGCGGAGACAATTGCGGCGAATGTTGATGATTACATGTTAAAGAACTTTGGTATAAAAAATGCTTTAGAGGAAGGCATTGGGTCAGGAAGTGGTGTACCATTTATATTAAAACGTCCACTTGTCAATTTAGCAAGCGCTTTTAATAAAAAAGGTATATCGTATGGTCCAAAAGCATATAGAAAAGATCCACAATATGCTGGACAACAAACACTAGGTGGCGGTGATAATACACAGGAATTTTTATTTACATATAAACCTGGAAAACTTCGTACGAGTGAACCTGTAAAAATGTATGATGAATTAGGTGGTAGTCATTATGGATCATTAGCTTCTAAAGATAGAGCTGGTGGATTTGTACATGTAAGAACATCGGATCGTACAGATGAATTTGGACGAAGAATGTTATTTGTGGAGGAAATACAATCTGATATGCACCAACCAATACAACGTGCACTGCGTGCAGGTGAAAAAGGTGCTGGGTATGCAACACGTGCGGATAAAGTTGTTATTGATGATAATATGAAACATCTTGCGGGGATACAGTCACGTATAGAAGACATTCTTGCTGTTAATCCAAAATCACCCGCGTTAAAGAAATTATACCAAGAACGTGAAAAGGTAAGAAAGATTGTAGAGTCAAATATTGGAAAAGGTGGTGGTGATGTACCACAAGGACCATTCCAACGCTCACAAGACTACATGGAATTTGTTTCCAAATACTTAACACGTATGGCAAAAGATGGTAACTATGACGGCGTTGGTTTTTCATCATCAGCTATTAAAAATAGATCATTACAACCTAATGATAGAAGTTATATTGGAAATTTAGCAGCATACGGACCTATTTTGAAAAAAGCGTTACAAAACATACAAAAGAAAAGTAATGCAAAATTAATGGAATCTGTTATAATAGATGACAAACAAAGGGCGTGGAGAATACCATTTTTATCAATTAAAGATCCTGTTGCGCAAGAAACAATTGCCAAGGGATTACCATTGTATAAAAAAGGTGGTATAGCTAAAAAGGGGAGATAATGGCAAAGAATCCAAAGAATAATATTGATAAAGCAATGGAAGCATTGCAAGGCGCATTGGATATTGAACCAGTTGGCCAAGAAGTACAATTACCAGAACAAACTGTAGAATTTGAAGGCGATGTAGAATTGCTGGAAACACCAGATGGTGGCGCAGAAGTTAATTTTGAACCAAACGCACCCATCGATAAATCAAAAGTACCATTCGATGCAAACTTAGCAGATTATCTTGATGATATTCAGCTAGGAAAATTAGCAAGTGACTTTTTAGGAGCTTTCGAAGCGGATAAGGACTCGCGAAAAGACTGGCATGATACTTACATAAAAGGTTTGGACATGTTGGGCTTCAAATATGAAGATCGCACCCAACCGTTCGAAGGTGCGTCAGGGGTCGTACATCCCTTATTAGCTGAATCTGTTACACAGTTTCAGGCTCAAGCTTACAAGGAACTTCTCCCCCCAAGCGGCCCCGTACGCACACAAATAGTTGGATTATCTACTCCAGATGTTGAACAACAGGCAGATCGTGTAAAAGAATACATGAATTATCAAATTACACATGAGATGAAAGAATATGATCCAGAAATGGACCAATTATTATTTTATTTACCACTTGCCGGTTCAGCTTTTAAGAAAGTGTATTTTGATCCAATTCAAAAACGTGCTGTAGCTAAATTTGTCGCTGCTGAAGATTTAATTATTAACTATATGGCGAATGATTTAGATCAAGCAGACAGAGTTACACATATAATAAAAATGAACAACAATGATGTTCGTAAATTACAGATTAGTGGATTTTACCGTGATGTTGAACTATCAAGTGGTCAAGTTGACCCTACTGATGTTAGAGATAAGGTAGATGAATTACAAGGATTAGAAAAAAATTACGCATCAGATGATGATGAACATGAAATTTTGGAAATGCATATTAATGCAGATATACCAGGTTTTGAAAATGAAAATGGTATAAAACTTCCATACATAGTTACAATAGATCAGTTTTCACG